CGGGACTTTCATCAAATGGGGTTGTATGTTTAATATCATCTTTAGTGACCGCCAAAATAAGTGTATCGTCCGTTTTGGATAAAAAGTTTCCAGATTTTTCAAGTACTTCAATGTTTTCAAGATTTTTTGTAGAAATCGCAATATTATCATCATCTAAAATGCCCTTAACAATCCATTCGCGATTTTGTATAACATCGGCAAGGTACATAACTTTATCTTTTTTGTTATATTCAATTACTGGCACGGGGGTAAATCCTTGATCAGGCGTTGATAAATCACTCTGTTTTTTCTTTAATTTACTATAAATTGCGTCAATTAATCCTTGGGGTTTCATCAATTCATCTTGAGTAATTGTTTTAATATTATCAGAATAAGACATACTTTCAATCTGTTCAATGTTGTCTTGTGTAACAATTCTTAATTGAATATTCATTGCTTGTAATTCTTGGACTAATAATTTAAATGAATAGGGAATAGAAATAATACTAAATGAACGACCAAATTTTGTAACATGTTCGATACGCATATTATCACTTTCAAGTGAACCATTATATTTAACCGGTCCATCCATAATCGGACTCATAAAGAGTTTCTTGGACGGGTTATAAATAGAGATCATACCACTATGATTACATATAGCCAAATGATATTTATCGGCACGTTCCATCATTGATTCTTTTAAAAATTCGTTCATACCGTGAGAAATAACAGTATCACGTTCCATTTCACCTATACGTAATCCACCATCATTCGCGCGACCACTAACCGGTTGTTTAGTTAATGCTGTAGTTGGGCCTTTTCTACGTGAATTCACCTTATCTTTTACCATATGTTTTAAACGCATGTAATAAGTCGGACCCATAAATATTTCACTTTCCAGTTGTTCGCCGGTCATACCATTATATAAAATTTCGTTACCGTTGCTATGGAACCCCTGTTTTGTTAACATTTCACCATAAACCCCAATCTTGGACCCTTTATTATTAAAAGCAGTACAATCTCCAAAACCGCCCATCATAGCACAAGCCTTTCCTGTGATAGATTCAACTAATTGGCCGATAGTCATACGAGAAGGTATGGCATGAGGATTAACAATAATATCGGGACGCATACCGTCTTTTGTAAACGGCATATCTCGTTCTGGAACGACTAACCCGACTGTACCCTTTTGACCAGCACGAGAAGCCAATTTATCACCAATAGCAGGAATGCGTTGTTCTAAAACACGGATTTTAGCAATACGTTTTCCGTCTTCATCGTCGGTTATAAATGCTTTATCCACAATACCCATTTGACCTTTTTTGGGAAACTTAGAGCTGTCTACAAATGTAGGGGTGGTATTTAAAGATGTTCCTGGAACAGGAGATGTTATATTAGCTAATCCGATTAATGCAGTTTCATCATTTACTAATGTACCTTCTTTAATAATTCCGTGTTTATCCAATTTACTATAATCTTTTCCAAATTTTGTACCTGTAATTTGAGTATTATCGTAAATATTCATAAATTTTTTCTCATTAACAAATTCAGCTGTAGTTTCTTGTTCTTCGTGTGTTTCATAACAAGATATGTAAGATGTTCTAAATAAACCGCGTTTAATTGACCCTTCATTTAATAGCACAGCATCTTCTACATTATAACCAGTATAACAAGCAATCGCAACAATTATATTTTCGCCGTAAGGATTTTCTTCTTGAGTAATATGTGTTAAATATCTGGATTTTACCAATGGTGTCTGACCATAATTTAATAATACAGCCGTTTTATCCATACGTACTTGAAAATTTGTATGATACATAGAACAGGCTTGTTTACTTTGACCACAAGAGAAAGAATTACGTGTAGCGGGATTGTTCTCAGGAAAGATAATCATATTACTCATCATACCAAATATTAAAGAATTATGAATTTCACAATGAGTAAACCGGTTAACGGTTGTATCAGCATTCTCATAATCATCTGTGTTTAAAGCAATTAATGTATGTTCACTCTCACTATTATCAATATAGTCCAAGACTGCTTTATCTTTTAAAAAACGGTCCAATTTAGCCGGATTAGTTTCTTCTTCAACACCTTCGTATAACTCATTTAATTTATAAATAGCCATTTCACTCGGGTTAAATGATACACCTTCGCGTTTTTTATTAAATCCTGTAGTTAGTTCATCCCAGGAAAATTCATTTTCTTGTAACTTTTTCAAAACAGTCTTGGACTGATAAGACATTTGACCAGATTGTTCATCTTTATAAAATATAGGGCGACATAATCTTCCTGCATCTGTGTAAACAAAAATGGTTTTTAATTGAATATCAAATGTAGCACTCGCATAAATTGGAATTAATGCATTACGTCTATATAGACGAAATGTTTTGATACACTCAAGCGGTTCATCAACCGCACCGACCATAAAACCATTGATAACTACTTTTGTAATTCTAGACAAGGTACTTGGTGTATGTTCTTCTATTAGTTTCATCCCCCATTTTTCTCTTAACCATTCGATCATAGGTTCTCTTGATACACCTTGTGTAATATAAGTGGAAATAGAAAGATGTTTATGTAATCCAATACTACCGCCATCAGGTGTATCAATTGGGTCCATATAACCCCATTGGGAATTATGTAATACGCGTGGACCAACTATTTTAAGACTACTGTCCAATGGTAAATTCGTTTTTCTAAGATGATTTAATGCAGAATTGAATGAAAGCCGGTTTAAATCTTGGACAGCACCTATGCGTTTAGTATGACTATGTGCACCCCAACTACCTTTGAATGCTTTCTTAAAACCACGTTCTAATTCTCTCTCTTTAAAAACCTCTTTATAATTTTGGGTAATTAATCCGAAAAGATTATTCTCATATAATTCTTGGTTATAGTAAAGACGTTTTTCAAAGCCTAAATGAACTGACCTCAACTGTATAGACCAATATTCACGGAAAAGATCATAGAGTAATGTTCCTACCAGTTCGATACGTTTATATTTAAAATTATCACGGTCGGTTGGTACTTCGCTTCCCGTATAAACAGATAATAATCGAAAAACAATATCACCCAATGCATATGCTTTTGCTATGTAATTGGTTTCACCTACGTGAGGTAAAAAAAAATCCGTTAAAATTTCCAGTGCGTGGGTGATACCTTTTCCTTTTGTTAAAAGGGCTATATATTTTAAAGCATTCTGTTGGGTCATAATAGTTGATGCATCATGTACAGAAGGAATAAAATAATCAATTAATGATTCATACTTGTCCAAGTCTAACAGACAATAAGATATGATGTCCTTATCTGAAACAATACCAAGTGCACGAAATACAATAAAAAGGGGAACAGGTGATCGAACATTGGGAATTTTCACCACAATTTGTGTATTAGTGTATTTAGTTGAAGGGGTACACATTTTTACTGAAAATGTACGAACCGGTTTAGATGCATTTTCTGAAACACATCTCATTTCAGCCGAATATAGAAATTTTTCATCATCTACCTTTTTAATATACAGCATATTATCGGCGAATTTTTCTTGTGCGATAACTGTTTTTTCTTTTCCATCTACAATGAAATAACCACCCAAATCGTTTTTACATTCTCCCATGGTATGACGAATATGTTTCGGTAAATCATTCAAAATACAAAAATCAGATTGAAGCATAATGGGGAATTTACCAAGAAATATTTTTTCCAAAGTATGGACTCTGGATTGTGTATTACCCTTTACCGAATTTTCCGAAATATCGCGTAATTGTGCTGCTGCTTTTGTAGTCATTGCAAATTTTAATTCATCCTGTTTCTTTTTCTTTATTTTGGTGGCTTTTGGGGTACCTGCACCACCTAATTGTTCTCTAAGTTCACTATCCGTGATAACACCTGTTTTAAATTCGTCTAATTGTCGGTTCATATCACAATCAATTGCACCACCTAAGGCTTGGTTTAATGCTTCTTCGCCGCCTTCGTGTTCGATCGAAACATCACCTCCGAGTGTTTGTTTTGCTAATTCAGAACCAATTACAGTAGGCATTTCACCTGGTTGTAATTGATCAATAAATTCAACATCAATATCATAATGAATAGTCATACTATAATTCATATTACGTAGTCTTGCTTCATTTGGATACATATAATGAACATTGCCTTCATCGTGTATAACTGGTTTGCCGAAATAAATTTTTGACCCATCTTTACCACCCATATAAAGCTTACATTGTGAAAGATACTCATTGGTATCAGGATCAAGTTTTGAGTAAAGGACAATAGGGTTCTTTTCTCTAAAAATTTTGAAAATTCCGTTTTTATAAAAATCATTATACGAATCAATATGATGTCGCACTAAAGCTTTTGGATTATCCTGAAAATAGGTATTGATAATATTCCATGTGGTAGCGTTATCCATTCTGAATATGTCTTATAAATTGACTATATATATATTTATAAGACCTTTACGTATTTTTTTTACATTTCTATTTTCTCATCGAATAAAGTATGAACATCTTTATCGTGAGTGATAATTAAAATAGACTGCTTGTGTGTTTTAAACATTTTAATAATTTCTAATACTTCCGATTTTAGCTCGTTATCAAGCGCATTCGTTGGTTCGTCTAGAATTAATATTTTGGATGGGTTTACTAATCCACTAATGATATTAACTATTTGACGTTGACCGCCTGATAATTTTTCACCAGAATAACCGGCTGTATCATTGTTTAAATCGACATTTTTATAAAGGTTTTTAATTTTTGGGAAAGTAAGTATCTTTTTATACAGGTCGCGGCAAGTATTCTCGTCTTTGCACCCATATAAAATGTTCTCTAAAACAGTTTTGTCGAATAATCGCGAATTTTGATTAATATAGGTAATATTATCGCGAATATAATCCGGGTCAATATCTTTTAAATTTATACCATCAATTGTGATTTCACCTTTTTCAATTAAATGTAGTTTTAATATTATTTTTAAGATGGAACTTTTTCCTTTACCTGATTCACCTACGACGCCAATAATTTTATGATTATCGCAAGTAAAATCAAGATTTTTATCTTCAAATACATAGTCTAAATCTTTACCATACCGAAACCAAACATTTTTAAATTCAAACTTTTTAAATTCTAATTTGTGTGATTGATATGTTTTTCTTATATCCTTAACACGGTCTTCAAATTGTTGAAAAGGTTCAACAACCGCGTCTAATCGACTTAATTGTTCAATGGAATCACTTGCTAAACTTGCGCATGAATTCATACGTTCTTTAAAAACCATTAATAATGTGAATAACGATATAAATTGAATTGTGTCGATTTGCTTCTCCATATATAGATGTATTGCGTAACCCGTACATATAAACATCGTGAGTAATGTAATTAATTCAATCATAAATTTCGCAGTAGATACACTATAATAATAATCACGGTGTGCAATCTCAGTTTGCTTGGCTTCTTTTGAAAAAATAGTACTTTCAACACCTTTTTGTCCTCGTGTTAAAATCTTATCAATATTGTTCAATACTTCAACTAAATGTTTTTCAAAAAACAAATTACTCCTTTCATAATTATTACTTCTACTCCACATAATATCCCACATGTAATACATTAACCCAAGCCATAATACGTTTCCTAAAATAAAAATTAGTCCAATTGTTCGATTTTGATAGACAAAATATCCCATCGTCACTAAAACAAACATTATATAGGGCAATGTATAATTCATTAAATCGGAAATGATTAAATAACACGTATTTGATAATCGATTAATCGGAGTAGTTAGTTTAGTAAAGTTAATGTTACTTATATCTTCGTTATTTGTTTTAAAAATAACGTCAATTAAGTTAAATCTCATCCATTGTTTTAATTTAGTCAAAATCACATCTTGCGTTAATTTGTATCCATAATTAAAAAGTGCTAAAAATAGTCGAGAATACATAAAATATTTGAAAAATGTAACACTTTTATCAAATGCGTTCTCTTGGACTGATGTTTGTAATGCAGAATTAAAATAAGTAATAACATTTGTGTGTAAAATATTGGTCATTAACGATAAAAGTATAAGAAATATGGTTTCATATAAATTTTCTTTGAAAAAATTAACAAATAAATATTTAACTATGGCCATTCTATATATTTGCCGTTTATTTTTAAATAAGAAAAAATTTCTAGACAGTAATATATATAATGGATCACAATATGCAATCCCTATTTGGCCCCCTTGAGCGTAAATACTGCGACTGGTTTTTCTACCTTTCTTTAGTCGCTTTTATTTTTATGATACTAACACTAATGACTGGCGTTTTTGTATTAATGCAAAAGAAAATGAAGACTGAATATGTAGTGGCTGTTCTTTGGTCATCTGCTATGTATGGTGCATTTTATTTTCAGAACCGTCTTTTATACACAATGTGTTTAAAATAAATGCGTTTTAGCGAAATAGTATAATTCTATATATAATACAAATTAATGGATACTTTGTATTATAGTAACTATTGTAAACATTCACAGCGTGTATTGCAATTTTTAGTAAAAGGTAATTTAGCAGAAAAGATAAATTTCTTATGTATTGATAATCGGGAAAAAAATTCAACAAACAATCAACTATATATTGTACTTGAAAATGGTAAAAAAGTTGCCATGCCACCTAATATTCAAAGTGTTCCTTCATTATTGTTGGTACGGCAAGGATATCGTGTTATTCTAGGCGACGATATAATTAATCATTATCAAGTAGAAGCAAATTTACAAACAAAGAAACAAATATCCAATCAAATTATTGAACCGATAGGAACTGGATTGCTCCCTTCATCTGGTGGAATGAATATTTTATCTGAACCATATACACCATACGATTTAACACCCGACGAACTAAGCGCCAAGGGTAATAGCGGGAGACGTAGTCTACATAACTATGTATCAGCAAATGATGATATTATTAGTATTCAAACACCGGATGATACATATCAACCAGATAAACTAGACAAGGCAGTAACGATTGATACATTGCAACAAAAGCGGTTTGACGACATTGATAATAAACCATCTAACGTCTTCTCATCTATTTAATAAGTAGTCCACAGTTACCGACTTGTCCTCTAGATCCGGGTTCGCCAGATTGTCCTTCTTCGCCTTGTTCACCTATGGGGCCAACTGGACCAATTTCACCTGTTGGAATTTCAATAATATATGTATTGTCAAAAAAATCATTTTTACACGTTACTGAAAATTTATCACTTGTTTTATTATCTATTGTCTTTATTTTTAATATATTACTGAATTTTTGTTTGTATATTGTCTCCTTTAGTTGATTTAACTTGATTTTATATTTATAAAGAGTATCGAAATTCACTTGTAAATTATATGTATCAGTTGAATTCGAAATGATACTATTCGGCGTTGTATCTGCGTTTTCATAAGGTTCTGCTATATTTACTGGTAATAAATTATAATAGACACTACCGAATATAATTAGTGTTATACATGCCGTTAGTAAATATATTTTTATCATTGTATAATTTTGTATATATTACAAAACTATATTATTTTTACTTATTTTTATTGAAAAAATAAGGTATATTCACATTACCCATATTACCCATAGGTCCATCTATACCTCGTTTTCCAGGTGGTCCTACCATTCCGCTAGTACCCATTTTCCCCTGTTTTCCCGGAACACCATTAGGTATAATCATCTCTAAATGTTGTTTAGGTGATTCACCATCATTTGTCTCACTGAAATTTTTCTTTATTAAAGCAGTGGCAGTCATAGAAGAAGGGGCTAATGTTATTGATTTCTCCTCAAGATACAGAATATTTGGATAATTTTTAATATATTTTTGTATCTTCAATAACCGTGCTTTTAATTGCGCAATTTGACTAGCTGCGGATTTGTTCCAATCGTCCGCCATTTTAATTAATGTGTCGTTATTTGTAGATGCGATAGGCCTTTCAGGATTACACGGAGTGGCCAATGCTTCTTCTTCTTTTTCTTCCCATATGCTAAACATGTCTACCCATTTTTTACAAGAGTCGTTTCCCGTATTCAATATTAATGAACTTTCTCTTTTCATATTACCCGGAATACTATTAGATACATCTGTCCATAAATCAGTTAATTTGTCTGTTCCATATTCATATGTTTTGGACATTTGTATAGCTTGTCCACATCTTTGTGCTGATTTAATATAATCATTTTTTACTTCTGGGCATACTGGTACATTATCATTGTCTATACCTATATGTGTATCATTCGATACACAATAGTCATAGTTTGTTAACAGAATATTTTTTACACTATCCGGTGAATTACCAATATAAGCCTCTATTTGGGCAATGGTATCAGATGCATATGGTTTATTATCGTTATCGGTTGAGAAATAGCTACTATCTAAATTAACGGGAGTATCCATTGGATCCCAATTATACCATTTATTAATTGTATCATCTATTTCCTTTGCTTGACTATATTGAGGATAATCCTCTGTGTTTTTGATTTGGGTCATTACATAATTAGATTTGTCCTTAATTGGTTTAATCTCGTATCTAAATTTCTCAATCTTATCATAAATCCCACATGTTTTAAGACCATTTGTATTTAATAGACTATTTTGATTTTCACAATTATTTCGTATATATCTATTTATATCAGATTGCATAGCTGTACACGTTTTTATATACCGGGCAATTGCTGAATTATAATTTATATTTTCTACGTAACTATATCCATCAACTACAGAGGGATTGCCGCTGTGCCAATGACTTGTTCTCCTCCTCTTCCCCCATCTTCTGGAACAATGTCTTACATATTGATAATTTCGGACAGATACCGTGATCATATTTGTTTTAAGACCGGTAAAAATTATGGGCATACCGTTTATTTTACCGTTAAGATTATTTAATAATTCGGTTTTAATATTTGTTTCTAAATACTGTAAAACTTCTTTTTGTATAAACGTTACTATATTTTCTAATGCGGTATACGCCGTAGAGTTCATCTGCGTCTCCCTCACCGTAAGAGCATCAACTTTATACAATTCGGCCCATCCAACTGTTCTTTGTATGTTAGAAGTTTCAAATTCCAATGGTTCTCTTTGAACTGTTTTATAACTCCATTCGAACGACATGTTATTAGATAATTTTAATATATACTATCAAAATATTATTTCATATCGCCACGGACGCCATAGTATCCGGATACACCACCTGGACCTTGGTATGCATTTTGTCCACGATCTCCTTGTTCACCTTGGTCGCCGTGTATTCCTTCAATCCCTTTTTTTGATGACCATAGATGAAAATCTAGTACTAAATTTGTTAAATTACCGGTCATATCTATTCGAGGGGTTTCATCACCCTTTAAGTCGTATTTTGGCGTATTATTACACGTAAACGATATTTTGTATCGTTTTTCTAAATCAGCCACTTGTTTTTCTAATAATTCGATCGCACTTGCTTGTTTTTGCATTTCGGAATTTAAAGCATTTATTTGAGCACTTGCCTGTGTTGGACGGATTGGTGGAGGACATTTTAAATCTTTTATACGCTGTACAATTTTAGCAGGCATTTCTTTAGGTGGTTCTAATTTCGCAAATCCATCGGACATAGTTAGTATACAATAATATAGTAAAATAATACTATATTATTTATTATCAACAATAATTATTACCTCCCAATGGTCCACGTTCACCCATTTGACCATCGGGACCCTTTGGGCCTTTTTTCCCTTTATCCCCTTTTTCACCGATTTCTCCAGGTAAAGGAGGGGGGAATGCGAAATTTAATTCAATGTTGTTAGGAAATTCGCCCCCTAATGTTATAGTCGGCTCTTCATTTTGATATAAATTATTGTCTACATATTTAACTGAAAATTTAAATTTATTCATGTTAGATTGCAGTGTATTGTATTGCTTAATTATATTATTAATATGAACATCCATATTAGCATAATCGATAAAATTATTGGTTATAAAAGCATTATCACCATCGCTCTCTTTAATACTTGCGTTATCGCTCTCTTCAGGACTTGCGTTATCGATCTCTTCAAGACTTGCGTTATCGCTCTCTTGAGGGTTTATATTTTCCTTTCGAATAGATATAGGACCAAGAGGTTCAATTATTTTATTTCTGGCTAAATAAAGTATTATTAAAATTGATATTAGTAATAAATATTTTAACATTGTATACTTATTAGTTACATTTATTATTAGAACAATCTTTCCCCCACGGACCCTGTGGTCCAATCTTTCCTGTTTGCCCAGGTACACCGTGATACCCTATATTTCCTTTGGGACCCTTTAATCCAGGAGGACCTTTTTTTCCTCGAGGTAAAACAGCGTTTATTTCCCATGTAGCCGTTTCATCGTTCTCATTTGTAACAGGGTTTAATGATTGTTTCACACCTTGGGTTATTGTAAACCCAACTTGTTCTAAATTTTCTGTTTGATTTACTGTATTAATTGAAATATCCTCCATCTGTCTTGGTAATACTTGGTTTATCTCAGTAATTAGTGATTGACATTCTGCAATTTGTGATGTAATTTCATCTACTTTTGATTTATTTGTAACATTCGTCATATTACTTGAATTTGATTTATTTACCGTATATGCATCTGCCTCGCTCTCTTCGGGTGCAGCCCCTTGTGTTACATCCATTCCTTCTGTAATAGCATTTTTATTATAATAAAAAAATACCAAAATGATAATTGCTAAAATAGTTATATAAAATATTTGGCTCTGTTTAATCATATTCGTTATATATATTACAATAATATATATAAAAATAAATATATATCTTAATTTAAATGGGAGACAAGTCTACTGTGTTAAAAACCTTTAATATACAGTTTTTTAGTTTTCTAGATGATCTTCTTAATGTGTTTCCAGACAAGGATGATATAAAAATTGGTAAAAAATCGTTCGAAACAATAAAACGTGCTAATCCAACGATTATTATTAAAATATGGTTTTCGCATATATACACCGTTTATCGCGAAAGTATTGATACGGGTGATATTGAATATTTTATTAATAAAGACTATCAAAATGATTTGCAAAATTTAGCAAATAATGGCGAAGTGATGCGTATTATCAATACATTACGTGAACCTATAGGACAAATGGATGGTGCTAATAAAGAACATACTATAAAATATTTACAAGTGTTGAGTAAATTATCTCAATTATATGCTAATAAATAAATATTTATATTTTGCTGTGATTTAAAGCAAAATATAATAGCCTCCACCGAGAATTGAACTCGGGATCTTCAGTTTACAAGACTGACGCCTTACCACTGGGCCATAGAGGCGGTGTGAAATACATCCACAATATATACAACTATTAAATATTTATCATTTTTTACGAATATTCATTACAATTATTACTAAATAAAACGTGTAATAATTCACCTGGGTGTTTTCTTATTACAAAATCATAAACCGTTTTTTTGGTTATTTTTAGATTGGACCTTATATTTGGTATATACAATTCTTTATGAATCTCATCAATGTATTTCGAGAATTTGTTAACAATTATTGTCTGTGTCTTCCAAACATATTTTGTTAAATATCCAGCATGTAGATTATTTACAAATGATTGAAAAAGGTCTTTAAATAAACGGGACCGTTTTCGTTCCCCTGGATTTTGTACTAAATAATCATTTAATAAATTAGCTCTACGCAAACAAATGTATCGCAATAAAAAATGCGACTTAATGGTTTTTAATCTCAATAGCTCCTTGTATCTACCATTATAAAACTTACATCTTTGTCCAGTTGGTATATGGGTCACCATATAACCACAGTTATCTTCATTATTATTCAAATGAATTAATCTTTCGGGGGTTAATGAATCCCAAGTTTCGAACCTTTTAGCGGAAGGAAATAAAATGCATGTGTTTTGAAATATATCCCATTGTTGATAAACATAAGGTGGAATATTTATAGCACGACCATTTTTAGGTATTATATCAAATACATTTGTTAAATATATTTTTGGTTGTGTAATTGGAAAGACAATTAGATTGTCTGGATGCAATAATACAAATGTATAACAATAGTTTTTATTAAATTCATTGATTGTAGTATTATTTTTAATATTATTTGTTTTTGAATAAATATTTCTGGTTATAGCATCCAAAAACATCTCCTTAACGGTTTTTAATGTTTTAATCTTTGAATAACTATTATAAAGTTTATAATTTCCACCAACTGCACTTTTGGTTGAGATTTCCCATTGTTTTATACGATTATCGTAAAATAGATGTATTAAAGTCCCGTCTATATATTCATTAATATAAATATCATCGCTAGTAACACTATATTTTGATATAAACTCTTCGCGATTTATCGTCTTTTGGGGTGAAAATGATAACAATTCGTTTTCCGGTGACGAAAATACGATTGAACGATATAATTTAGTTGTTTCACTCGCATTATCACATATGGTTTCTTTATCATAATTCAATATCTTGTAGTCTATATTATTATTTGTATATAGGGTTTCATTTACTTTTAACTTTTTCATAGTGTTTACGCTATATGTCGCATATAAATCTTCAATATTTTCCATTACTACTATTAAAGTAATTAATTGTTTAAATGTTTTTTAATTTAATTACGTAATGAAATTTATGTTGCTATTATATAATGTCTGATATAGAAATAAACAAAGAAATAGAAGAAAAAGAAAATTATACTAATTGTAATTTAGAATTAGGAGATATTATTGAATTATATGCTCCGGACAATAAAGATTATCACGAACAACGTTTTTATATTCGATATATTGATGATAAAACGGTCGATTTAACAAACATAGAAACCCAACAGTCTAGCGCAATTCATTTAGATGACGAAGGCAATATAAAAGATGAAAGTATCACATCGATAACAATTTTAAGCAGAAGTGACGAGAAAGGGTATGCGAAACAACACAATCTTTTACCAAAAACTTGGATTGATATTCATTTTAATGGTGAAATTGTAGAAGCATTTACAGGTGAAATTACTAATTTAGAAGAAGATATGATAGAAATTACAACTTATCCAGATTTAGATGTAATATATATTGATTTTGGGTATAGAGGTCTTCCAAAACACTTGGATATTGATCACATCACAATACGCAACAAACCTGCATCTTTAGATAAGATTTCGTCACTTATAAATATCAAAGACGATGTTCCTGACGGTGAAACATTTGATCCATCGATGATTAGTGATAAAAAGGAACCCACATTGGAATATCAACCGAGTGGCGAATATGATATTCAATTACCTGACGGAACAGAAACCGATAAAACACTTGGTGAAGAATTACAACAAATGTATAATTCAGGACGTGAGTTAATACACGGAGAAAAATTAGACGATATTGAACGCGAATATGAACTACCCGAGAACCAACGACGACATGGTATAGATATACAAAAGAATGATATGCTCGATGTATTATTATCAGAAATACCCGATACTTTACGCACAGACGATACCGTCAATAATATTCATCACTTAATCCAACGCTTTAAAGAATTAAGAGAGAAATTCTCTAGCTTTGATGAACATAACAATATATACGATAAAAAATCGAACGGCATTGGACACAAACCTCTTTCAAATAGTCTAGTCAATCTCGATAAACAATTGAAATGGATATTACCGATAGTAGCCTTAAAAAAGAAAGTTTATAATGACGACCAATCCGAAGAAATTGATGGTATAAATGATGTTGTAAAACTGAATATATCGGAAGAAATAATTAGTGATGCTAATATACAAGAACAGTACTATAATAATCAATTGCACCAAGGTGACGAAAGTAGTTATGTAAGATATCATCGATTATTGGGTGAATCTCAAAAACCATTCTCAAAACCAAACAACAATGAATTATTATTAGCACCGAATATAGAAGTACAAGACTCGATTGAAACAATCGTAGAAAACCTAGAAAATTTGCACAGTACAGTGATGTCTAGTACAGATAATAATGTGTCTTACGCTAGACGGCAATATATTATACAAAAATATAATTTGAGCGATACTCATATGGAGCCCATTATTTCGAAAACAGGGAAAAAAATATTTATCCGTTCAAAAATCAACAATAACGAGGAGACAACCGTTAAATCCATAATGTTTTTACCAAAACCAGTCATTGATTTCTCTCTTGTTAATTTACCCGGAACGTCTATATTAAAAAAATCAACACTCGGTGAAAAATACATGTATTTATTTAAATTATTAACGAAAAAAATGAACATCGACAACAATTTGATTGATAATTTTGATGACGAAATGGATCAAAAATTTTGGGAAATTCCATTGAAAGACAAATCTTTTTATAAAAATGCTCAAGTTTATAAACTTGATGAAGGAATTGACCAAAACCCGGACCGTTTTGCGAAATATGTTAAATCTATTGTTCCTGATACACAAAACATTATACGATTGTTTGATTTACTCTATACCGAAAAGGATCATATCACCATGCTTAATGTTCATAATGCCGTTAAAAAATTAGAACCTTTTTTGGTTTATACCGGTGATATTAATTATGGTCAGTTAAATGCTATTCGTTATTTTATTAAAAATAAACGTATCGAGTATTTGAAACAATTGAGCGATGCACAATATCAATACCAACGTGTATCCACTCATAATCATATGTATGATGTTCCTCATAAAAATCGTGTAGAAAATATATTTAACGAGAAAAAAGATATTTTGTCCGTTTTTCTTGATTTATACGATTTAACTGAATACAAATCGTCGAAAAAAGATACTTATACCACATCCCACGAATATTTGAAAAAAATATATGCTACAGACGGTTCTGAATTGTTTCATAATCTAATTCGTCTATTAATGATTTCGTTGATTACACCCGAGAACATTTCAGCAGCATTAAAAGATACAGTAGACGAAAGTGAGGATATGGGCAAGTATGAGAAGATTAAAGCAAGCGATTGTTCTAGACGGGTTCTTTCTAAAAAATATACTTCTATGAAAAATTTGCAAAAAGATAATGGTAAAGAAACATTTTATGATAAAGAAGTCGACGATACACCATATGATATTATGGGAAATTACAAAGAAGAGTCCAATAAATATTCACCTGAAGATATGATCGAGTTTTTAGAAGAGGTTTTAATTCAAAAACACGATTGTCCACCTAAATTAGCACCAGAAATGGCTAATAATTTAATTCAAGGTAGTAAATTAGTAAGAGATGGTGAATACGCTTTACTTGAGATATTGCCTCATTTAAAAAAAGACGCAAGTGAAAGTGAGTTATCCGATAAAGAAAAAAACTCTATAGTTGATCAAGCCGATATTTTAAAACAAATGTCTTATTTTAAACGTGTTAATAATCAATGGGTTCACGACGATTCAGTGGATGATAATACTTTTATTGATACAAATACATTGTTTTGTAATATGAGTAAAATTTGCTTTAAGGATCAAAAGAAAAATGTGTGCGAAAATATGAACGATACAGAAAAACGCCTCAAAATAACACAAAGAAAAAAATTACTAGATGAATTTGATGATAGAATTGAACAATCGTTTGAAGGATTAGAGGAAAAATTACAACAATTAGTCGACAAATCGCGTAAAAATCTTAAAAGTAAAAGGCGTCTTCAAGAAGTTAGAAGCGCTCGTTATAATGATTATGCATTTGAGTTAGGAAAAATGATTAATAAATTAGATGTTATAAAATCGCCTCATTTACAGCATATGGAAGAAATACTTGGACAAGATGATTTTGTTAAAAAACAAAAGGACATTTTAAAGTTTGCGGAACTATATTGCCGTGATCCTATGATAGAAGAATTAGGTGAAAATATGTATTATATGTACTGCACTGATACGAATAAAAAACTATTGCCTACATCTTTGTATAAATTAGCACAAGCGTATACATCAAACAACAATTATATGTCGGTTTTAAGTGAAATTTGTAGAAAACAGGGTAGAATTGAAGATGATAGTATTATAGATGATTATACCGGGCGTTTGATACGAAAAATAGATTTCGTAGATGAAGACGGGTTCGATGAACACGGATTTAGACAAATCACAAATGATATTATTGAGAAAGATTTATCCGATACAATTGTTGCTTCTCAAGAAAAGAAAAATACAGCCAAGGATCGCGTATTTAATAACGCAGATACTCAATTGATATTTAAATTATATCGCACAATTATCGGACATATTGGTATTACAACCGATGCGATTGAAGAGTTTGTATTGAGAGAATGCGTTGAGTTGATTAACGATACAAATGTTATTAAATCGGAAAGAACTTATAAAATAGAAGCACAGGAATTATTAGAAACACAGAAAAAACGGCTCCCGCCTTATGAAATTTATCGCAATAAATTGATAATTCTTATTGTTACCAGTATTATTTTAGTTGGTATACAAACTACTATACCTTCGTTCAAAATACAAAAAACATTTCCGGGCTGTGTGCAATCATTTAAAGGATTTCCTGAGAATAATGGAGCTATTGAAGATACAAGTGGAATTGAATATTTGGTCTGTATTTTAAATACATTAAAAGCCAAAAGTTCAAAACCCTGGAACTCTATTAAACCATTACCATTTGAGGTTATAAAACAACAATTGATGCAGTTAATTACTCAAATTATTTTACCAAAACAAACATTGACGGACCTTTATGTTAAAAAAATAGAATATTTGCGAGAACATCCTAATTTTGATCTTCCAAAAGAACATTCCATTCAAAAATGGGATCATTTCTTACCACCAGTTGTTAAATATGAAGTTGAGAAAACCATAAAGGGATTACCAAGTGATTTTAAAACCCAATTAAATGAGATGTTAAAAACTGGTAATAAATCTCAACAAAAACAATTGGATATGTTTAAATCAAAGTCCGCATTATTTTCTTTTGCGATAATGGAAAATATCAACAAAACAGTGAGACAAAAGGGTCTATTATTAAAAACAGCTTCAGGTGTATATTTTACAGAAAACGCTTGCTGTAATGATAAACACAGTTCTACATTTATGGATTACTTTATGAATGAGAGTAAAGAATTAATTGTCTATATCAAAATGATCAATGACTGGGGGAAAGTAATTGAAACAGTAAAACAGCAAAGCATTGCGCCTTTCTTGTATCATGCAAAACCTAGTGGTATCACCTACTCTCAAGACATGCATAGCGAACATTTTGAGAGAAATGTATATATTGCTTTTATTCACTATTGTAATTTAGATAATGATATGTCTATTCCAGAAGACTTGCAAGGACTAATTGCCGAAAAAATACACGATTATCCTAAAAAGAGTTCGGTTATGGAGAAAATTGAGTTTTTAAAACAAAATGGAAAACGTTTATCAAACACCAATTTATTACAGCTGATGGATGTAGTTAATAAACGCAATATTGTAGATGCTAAACAAATACCGTTTAAAGGATCAGCCGTAACTGCACTTGAAGATTTACTTAGTCATGTAGACACTACATACAATGATGACGATGATATTGTTTTATGTAATAAATTTAGAGAACTATTAAAGGGCGTCCTTGGTAAATATAATCCAAAAACTCTTGTTGCTGAAGATAGTGACGAAACATATAAATTGAATAATTGGTTAACACACGCGAATAGTAACCTATTGGAACGCATTGTAGAATTTATTAGTAAAAATTCCAATTTAAATCGTAGAAAAATGGACCAACTAGAAGAACAACTCGCCAATATACATTTGTGGAATATGGATAACACATATGAATTTGGAAATGACGTTTCACCAAAAGACGAGACAACAATGTATTCTATTGTACAATTCTTGAAAGACTCTGTTTTCACAATGAGTAAAATTTATCCTGAAATGATTATAAATAATCATATTGTAAACAGTAAAGCTCATAAACATTGGGGTTTAGCTGAAACGCACAATTTGGATATTTCCAGGTTCATTCAAGCATATTATAAAGAGTTGTCTCAGTTTAAAAATGACGGTTCTTTAACATCTCTATTAAAACAAGTCCAAGATAATTTAATCCACGTGCTTCCATTTTTAGAACTAATACCGACATTTTTACCAATTCATCGCCCCCCTCAAGGAGAAACCCCTGCTCAGAGTTATTATTCTTTATTTTCAAAGAGAACATTATATATGATTTATAGTTACGTATGGTATTCGGTCATTTATGAATATATTAAAGCCACTGATAATGAAGACCTCGTTCAATTAAATACTATTGAACGAAATAAAATACGTCGGGATAAAATTAACGAAGATCGTGAAAATGGACTTGGACAATCTGTTGGTATATATGATGAGGAATTGAGTGGTTACGATGAAGGTATGGTTGAAATACAAATCAATGTGGGAGATAAAAACGCATTGAATAAAACAGTAGGTGATCTATTATTGATATTTATTAATATGAACACGTCAAATAAGAAATCATTTGATCTTTCATATCGAGATATTGATAAAAAGATTACACGATCAAAAATAAATGAGAAGAAAATGATAACTGATTTCTTGAAAAATATGGATGACGATCAAAGACGTGTAGAAGATACGCAAAAAATGATGAAATTAGGACGATGGAATGTAGGTTTAAAGAAAGGATTAGTTGATTATAGCAAGGATCGCTATAAAGAAGAAAAAGATCAACTATTTGAACAATTGGCCAATAAAGCAGATATTGATATGAATGATATTGTTATACAAAAGGACGCATCAGAAATAGAAGCAGAGGAAGCGCAAGATGTAGATGACTATTATGACGAAGAAGCAAATGATTTAAGAGGTTATGCTGGAGCCGATGGGGATGGACAATATTATGAAGAGGACGGCGAGGACGAATTTAATGAAGATTAATGAAAGGTAAAAATTTATACATAAATAATATATCAATAAATTATTTATGTTTGAAAAATCATTTGTACGACAAAATAAAACAGCTTTTGCTATTAGCTTATTTTTAATATTATTTTCAGGGTTTCATTTTATGAAACCCGATTTTGCCTACGGTAAAGACGGTGAATTTAGACAATTTGGTGTAGGATATAGAAATAAGACAGTTATACCAATTTGGTTTATTTCGATCATCGTCGCTATTTTATCTTATTTAATCGTTTTATATTACCTTCAATCATAGATTATATCGTTTTCATTGTAACTGATATAATACTTATTATTAACGACATTATTGTTGTGAAATAAATCCACGAAAAGTACCCAACGGTGCGCTTTAGAGAAACTAAATTACGCAATTTATTTAATTCACCTTCATTATTAAATTTGGGAACAAAGTCGAATAATAAAGATACACCTGCATCCTCACGTTCTTGTTGAGAACAATCTTTCTTGAAATATTTAATAAAATCTTCTACATTTTCGTTATTAAAACACGTTAGTAAAAACGATTGATTGAAAATACTCTTATCTTGCGTATACTCTTTTAATTTACTAAATGTTTCTGATTTAAATATCTCATTCGCAAAATATCCATTTCCAGTTATACCAATAAACCAAATACCTATACTATTTTCAAATATAGTCACTAGTTCAGGATTAACGGCTAAAATGAAGATGGTTATTAAAACTAATGAAAAAGAAGCCAGAGTCGTTCCTGCTATAGATTTAACCTTTCCTGTGGTTATTTTGTCTATTTTTGCTTCCATATCATCTTGTATCGCCATTCGGTAATACATCAATGTTACTAAAAATGCTAGACCATATATTCCGGTAAATAATATTAATGAATTTAAAATGCCTCCAGCTGGACTATATGCTATACTAAACCATAAACCCATAGGAACAATAAATGTTATACATATGATTATTAATGCTATAACACCAGAAGGCTTCTTTTTTGTTGATTCGGTAGACATTCTATACATAACATAAAGAAAATCTATAACACTCTATTCTGTAATTATATTTAACCGAAAAATAATATATAAATAACGTCTTTTTCAAATATATATAGAATGAAAATTATTGGCGTTGATATTTGTTGTGGATTGGCATGGGGGGATGAAGCAAAGGGTAAAATTGTATCGCAGTTAGCTAAAGGAAAGAAATATAACTTTGTATGTAGATGGGCAGGGGGAAACAATGCTGGACATACCGTTTATGTCGATGGTAATAAATACGAAACCCATATAATTCCGTGTGGCGTTTTTTATAATATACCCTCTATAATTGGACCCGATTGTGTTGTTCATGTAGAATCGTTTTTAAATGAGATAAAATATTTACAAGATAATAATTTTAATATATCTCTTGTTAAAATATCACCAAACGCCCATATTGTAACTGACGCTCATATTAATGAAGATAAGGCTACCGTAACACAATCACAAGGCAGCACTTCTAAAGGCATCGCTCCTTGTTATGGTGATAAATATAGACGACACGGTGTTCAAGCATCCGAAATTGACGAACTAAAGGAATTTCTATGGGACGAAAAATTATACGGATATGTTCTATGCGAGGGAGCACAAGGATTTTGGTTGGATATAAATCACGGTAATTATCCGTATGTAACATCTAGTGTTACATTACCTTATGCCGCGTGTAGTCTAGGATTTTCCCCAAAATTAATTAACAAAATATACGGGGCTATAAAAATATATGATACAAGATCAGGTATTGATCCAGATTTTCCAGATAGTTTATTTGATAATGAAGAATTAAAATTAGTTGGAAATATTGGCGAAGAATATGGTGTTACTACAGGTAGAAAACGAAAATTGAAATGGTTAAATTTGAAAAAATTAATAAAAGCTATACATATTTCCGGCGTAACAGATCTAATTGTTTCAAAAGTAGATATATTAGAAAAAGCCAAACTATTTAAACTTTTTGACCAAAATGAAATTTTATTGGTATTTAACACAATTGATCAAATGATTTTCTATCTAGAAACAATTTTAAAAGAAAATTGCAATTTAACGTCAATCGTATTTTCAAATAGTCCTCATATTATTAACGATAATTCGGAAAATTTTTTTAACACTATTAAGTAATGGACGGTCCTAGATTAACTGATACTGGTTTTGGTGATTATATGTTAAGCAGATTAAAATCGTGTCATGAAAATAGAATAAAAGTTTACTCATTCGCATTTAATATGGGCATTGTTGTTTTATTTACATTAATTGTAGGTGCATTTTTGTATTATAGATATAAAGAAAAACCCACTGAATATGAAAAACAACAAAAATTATATCACGATCAGCAATATATTTTAGATAGAATACGATACTACCAGGTTC